TATATAAATTAAGAATAGATACCCCATCGCAAATTGCTACCCCATCCCCCATGCAAAATGCTACACCAATAACCTATAATATTAAAAAAGAATATAGTAATGAGTTTGAGATATTTTGGAAAGAATATCCCAATAGACCTAACGACAATAAATTTGGAGCTTCACAAAAGTTCCAATTAGTAATGAAGAATAAAGAAATATCTTTTCAAGACTTAATGAAAAAGACAATATGGTTTGCTAAGTCGCAATCGGGGAAAGAGGAACGATTTATACCACACGCTAAGACTTGGTTAACTCAAAAACGATTTAATGATGTAGACCAACCTAAACAACGAAAAACAAACTTAAACTTATTAGTAGGATAAACCAATGATGAACAAAAATGAAAAGACATTAATAGAAAAAGCACAAGAGCAAGGAATTTTTTTAAATAGCTATAGTCAAGGCGATTATAGGACTAGATGCCCAGATTGCTCACCACATAGAAAAAAGAAGAGTGATCCTTGTTTGTCAGTAACAGTATCATATGATTCTATTCTATGGATGTGTCATCATTGTGATTGGAGTGGTGGCGTTAAAGAAGGTGCAGACTACAAACCTATGCAAAGAAATGAAATGCCTATGAGAGCAGAGCCTATAGCTCCTATTCCTATTGTATCAAATGCAAACCACGATCTATCACAAGGGTCAATAACTTGGTTGCATAATAGAAAAATATCACAAGCCACTGCAGAAACATTTAAGTTATTTACGAAAGATCAAAAGCTATGTTTCCCATATTATCTAGATGGTGATATTGTAAATATAAAAAGTAGAACAAAAGACAAGAAGTTTCTGCAAGAGAAAAATGCAACTAAGTGCTTGTATAATATAGATATGTTACAGACAGATTGGAAAAACAAAACAACTAAGTCAGTTATATTTGTAGAAGGTGAGATGGATGTGCTTGCTCTATATGAAGCTGGTTTTAAAAACGTAGTAAGTTTACCAGATGGAGCACCTCAGACAGCAAAGTTTAAATCTGATGATAAGAGGTTTATGGCGTTTGAACACTCTAAGTGGATTTTTGAAGCTGACGAAGTAATTGTAGCTACAGATGCTGACGAAAATGGCAAGGCGTTGAGGTTGGAGATTATTCATAGATTTGGTAAAGACATTTGTAAAGTTGTCAATTTCCCTAGAATTGATGCTTGGCAATGTAAAGATGCCAACGAATGTTTGATAGAGTATGATACCAAAACATTACAAGAATGTATACAGTATGCAGAAGAGTTCCCAGTACAAGGGTTACATGGTGTTAAAGAATACCATGATAGTGTGCAAAACATTTACGATGGCAATGAGCAGAAGGCATTTAGCACAGGGTTTAAAGAGCTAGACAAAATCTATAAGATCATGCCAAGCACATTTAATCTTATCACTGGTATTCCTAATCATGGTAAGAGTAACTTCTTAGATCAAATACTTCTTAACCTAGCAGAGAATGAGGATTGGAACTTTGCAGTATTTAGTCCAGAGCACTCAACACCAAATCACATTAGGCGATTGCTAGAGAAGAGATGTAGAAAGCCATTTGATATAGGATTACACGCTAGACTATCACAAGAAGAATTAAATAAAGGTGTGGATTTTTTAGATGATCACTTTAAATTTATTGAGAGTACAGAAGAAATCCCAGACATAGAGTTTATATTAAGTAAGGCTAAAGTGGCTAAACAAAGGTTTGGCATCAATGGATTAGTTATTGATCCTTTTAATCAGATAAGTCCTAATCGTGATTATGCTAAAAGAGAAGATGAGCACATAAGAGATATTATAGCTAAGTGCCAACAGTTTGCACGAAACCACCAAATAGTTGTTTGGATGGTAGCTCACCCACATAAGCTACAGAGAAATGATAGTGGCGTAGTTCCACCACCAGACCTTTATCAAGTAAGTGGATCAGCACATTGGGCAAACATGAGTGATGCAGCTTTGGTTGTGCATAGAGACTTTGAAGACAATTCAACTAAGATCATTACAAGAAAGATTAGAGAGCAAGGTATCTATGGTCACATAGGTCAGACGTTCTTCAAGTTTGATAACGCTACAAAGGTGTATGAAGAAATAGTTGAATTAGAAAATAATTATGATTATTCTAACGTAGAGGTGTAAAATAATGACTAGACATAAAATGCTAAGTGTTTCTTATAATTGGGATAACGAAACACCTAAAATAACATATCATGCCAATTTTGAAAACTATGATTATGTTCAAAAGGTAGATGGATTGACAGATGTGATTTACGATTTAAAAAGAAAGATGGAAAAAATACAAAAGATTGAAAGACTTAGATTGGAAAAGAACGAGTAATGTTACTTGCAGATGGATATGATAAGGCGTTTATAGGATTTGCAGATAGAGTAAATCAACCTAGACTTGCTATATATGATAAGAATAAATGCATAGAACTTCTTATGAAGGATGGCATGGACATGGAAGAAGCTACAGAATATTTTATGTACAATACAGAGGGTGCATGGGTAGGTGAGGAGACACCAATATTTTTAAATCCTATGAGTTTAAAAGACTATCTAGAACTATACGATTATAAGGAGCACTCCAATGACAACTAAAAAACCTAGTAAAAGGGTTGGTAGACCTAAATTTGTAGTTACAAAAGATATGTGTGAAAGAGCAGAAGCCTATGCATCTCAAGGACTTACATCTGAACAGATAGCTTTAGCTCTAGGAATAGGGCAGTCAACTTTGTATGATAAACAGAATGAATTTGTAGAGTTTAAGGAGTCTATAAAAAGAGGAAAGGGTAGAGGAATACAAAGAGTAACTAATAAGCTATATGAGAAGGCGTTAGAAGGTGACAATACTGCAATGATATTTTATTTAAAAAATAGAGCGGGTTGGCAAGATAAGATTGAAAAAGAAACTATAATAGAACAAAGACAAGTAATAGATTTAACTAGGATAACAGATGACGAACTCAGAAACCTTAAACAAGTCCTTACCAGAGCTGTTGCACCAAGTGGAAACAGAGGAAATGAAGAGGTCATTGAAGGAGTTCACAAAGAACTCTTGGCAAGCGATTGAACCAGGTAGAGACTTTTACGACAATTGGCATATAGATGCTATATCAGAACATCTACAAGCAGTAGTTGAAGGTGATATAAAGAGACTTATAATAAATATACCACCAAGACATATGAAGTCTATTAGTGTGGCAGTAGCTTTACCAGCTTGGACTTGGACAATACAACCATCCAAACGCTTCTTATTTGCTAGTTATGCAGGATCATTATCTATTAGAGATAGTGTTAAGTGTAGAAGGTTGATTGACAGTCAATGGTATAAAAGTTATTTTGGAGATACATTTAAGTTAACATCTGATCAAAACCAAAAGCAAAGATTTGAAAATGATAAGACTGGTCAGAGGATTGCAACGTCTGTAGATGGAGCATTAACTGGTGAAGGTGGTGACATAATAGTTATTGATGATCCACACAACGTAAGAGAAGCTGAGTCATCTACTGTTAGAGAAGGTGTTCTTGAATGGTGGGATCAAGCAATGCAGACTAGATTGAATGATCCTAAGACTGGTGCTTTTATAATTATAATGCAGAGGGTACATGAGAATGACCTTACTGGACACATACTAAGGAATGAATACAATGCTTGGGATCATTTATGTTTACCTGCAAGATATGAAATCGGACACCCAACACCAACGAGAACTTCTCTTGGATTTAGCGATCCTAGAACGAAAGAAGGTGAGTTGTTGTGGGAGAAGAGGATTGATGAGAAAACTCTTGGTACTTTGGAAAAGAGTTTGGGTTCATACGCAAGTGCGGGTCAATTGCAACAAAGACCAATGCCCAAAGGTGGTGGCATATTAAAAGCTGAGTGGTGGGTGCCGTGGGAAAAAGATGATTTACCAGAGATAGAATACTTAGTACAAAGTTACGATACAGCCTTTAGCACAAAAGAAACAAGTAGTTATAGTGCAAGAACTACATGGGGAATATTTAGACAAAATGGTCAAGTTAATGCAATCGTTATAGAAATGTGGTACGATAGAGTGTCATACCCAGAGTTAAGGAAACTTGCACAAGAAGCATATGATGAATGGCAACCAGATACAGTTCTTATAGAGAAGAAGGCAAGTGGACAAAGTTTACTACAAGATTTACGAATGGGTGGGATACCTGTGTTAGCTTATTCACCTGATAGAGATAAAATAGCTAGGGCACATAGTAGTTCTGCATTATTAGAAGATGGCAGAATATTTTATCCAAAAGGAAAAAAATGGGCAAAAAATTTAATTGATATATGTTCTGCCTTTCCAACTGGTGATAATGATGATATAGTTGACACTTGTACACAGGCTTGGCTAAGATTAAGAAAAGGTTGGTTTATTACACATTCTACTGATTATGATGACGATGATCAGATGCAAGAGAGAAGGATAACAATGTATGGCTAGAGAACCTAAAGTAATTCCATTTGCAGATGCTATGCCTTCTGACGATTTCCAAGTTGAAGAAATTAGCAATGGTGAAGTTCTTATAGGTGACCCTGCATTAGATATTGTAGAAGAAGATAAAGATGACTTTGATGAAAATCTTGCAGAACAAATAGATGCAAGCGATATAACAAGAATAGCTAGTGAATTAATTAAAAGCTATGAGTCAGATAAAGAAGCAAGGTCTGAATGGGAATCTAGATACAAGCAAGGTTTAGAAACTCTTGATCCTCATGGTGGTCAAGAAGAAGAAGAAAATCAAAGAGCATCTAGAGGACTTAGTAACGTAGTACATCCTATGATTGCAGAAGCGGCTACACAGTTTAATGCTAGAGCAATCGCAGAATTATACCCATCTGGAGGTCCCGTTAAGACTGTAATAGTT